GATGATTTTATACGCGGAATGTCTGGTGCGTTTAGAACTAAGACTGTTCCGGACGGAGATATCTATGTTATGACTGTCTATGGTGGAAGATTGAATGAAATACAATACTTTAAACTTCTCAAATATATTATTGAGGAGAATGAATTTGTTACAATATTAGAAAACGATAAGTAATTATGGCTGAAGATATGGCTGCTAAGAGTTTGGACAGAGCCAACGAACTCTATGCTCTAGGAATGAAGAATATTAAATTACATATGGCTCTTATGGGAACTGACTTCGTTGTCTTACGCCCTAAAGATAATTCTAAATGGAAAAATGTATTTGGCGGCACATACTCTTCTCAGTCAGCACTTGAAAACGATTATGATGAATTTCACACAAGATTAATCGTTAATCAAAATGAAATGAGAGATGTCTGGGCTAGAAACCGAGATACACTTGAGTCTTATAGCCCAGATGGATCTCTTGAGGTGGGTGATGAGCTTCAGTATACAAGAAATAAGAGAACATACCGATTTAAGATTATTATGAAACAAGGATACTCAGAAACCGCTGATGTTCTTTTTGTATACACACTATCATCAATAATTGAAACCCTAGATGAATAATGGAAGAAAAAAGAAAAATAACTTCCGGGAATAAGATACCGGGGTGTGAAAAATTGACTCGCCCCGAAGAAATTAAAGGACTGTCTAAATATCTAGGGGCAATAAGGGATACGCAGGAGCAGTGGATATCTGAAAATATGCCAGATAGCCCGCTCTCCCGGCCGGAGGATGCTAAACTTAAAACTATAAAGCTTCCGGACAAAAGATTAAAGCTAGATGGAACAAAGGAAATAGTCTTACCTAACCAGAAGGAGAGATTAAGTCCTGGAGAAGTAGAATCTCTCCCTGATAGCGTTCTAAGAATAAGTCCGGAAAACCCCAATTCTCTTCCTGAGGGTAAAGAGAGACTACGGAATATAACAGATCCAAAACTTCCGCTCGGGAAAGAGAGGTTAGTTATAGAAGAACCGTCGGAACTTCCAGATTCTTTAATTAAAATAGACGTAAGTGATCCGGAGCTTCCAAAGGATAAAAAGAAAATCTATCCACAGGAAAACGTATCTCTACCTAAATCGAAAGAAACACTAAACAATATATCAGATCCTAAACTTCCAGAGGGATTTGTAGAACTTCAGAGAGAACCGAAGGATATAAAACTTCCTGGAAGAAAAGAAGGATTGCTTGTAAAAGAACCGTCCGAGCTTCCAGGCACCAGAATTGATATCAGTCCAGAAGAACCTAATGATCTTAGACAGCATATTGAAGGATTATTTGCAGAAGAGCCTGACAGCCTAAGGCAGAAAAGACTTGGACTAAATATTACGGAACCAGACAGACTCCCAAATGAAATTCTAGAAATTAATCCCAAAGATCCTGATAAATTACCGAATACTAGACTTGATATAAATCCACGGGACCCTAAGCTTCCTAATGTCAGATTAGATATTAAACCAGAAGATCCAGAGCTTCCTAATGTCAGATTAGATATTAAACCAGAAGATCCAGAGCTTCCAAACTCAAGACTTGATATTAAACCAGAAGATCCAGAACTTCCAAACTCAAGACTTGATATTAAACCAGAAGAAATCGAGGAACTTCCTGGCGATAGGTTATCTATTGACATTCCAGATATAAAAAGAATAGAGGAAGTTCTAGATTCAATGTCTGCTAATGAATTATACGAAGAGGTAATGAATCTCTTAGTTCCAGGTCAGACAGGAGCTGAATCTTCTGGTCAAGGGAATATGGAATTAGCGGGAATTATATCTGCTTATCTTGGAGACCAAAACCTAACTAATCAAAGAGCACAAGAAGTTTCTCAAAAAATTATAGACACTCTTCAAAAACAGAAAAAGCTTCTAAATTATGCTGGGTATGTTGGCAGAGACGGACTAGATAGAGAGGCAACATTAGAAGAAAAAGCAACAAAATCACAATCCTTAGATATTCCAGAAAAAGAATCAATTCTATCAAAATATACTGAACAAAAGTATAGACAAGAGTATGGGGAAGAGAACAGAATTCCCAGGATAAAATATCAAGTATCAGATAACGAAGACCCAACTAAAAATCCAACTAGCTTCTTAAATCCAGCTTTATATGATCAGGATAGATATATAAGAAGACTTGCTGAACTTGCTGCAGATAGAGGAGTAGATTTGATGACAAGCTCACTTAATGGAGTCTCTGCTGATTTGAATATAGGCAAAATTTCATCAGCCTCAAGAGAGTATATCCTTAAAAATACTTTAATGGCTCTTGTTATGGCCAGGAATAAACTAGAGAGAGCTACAAAAACTGATAGATCTAGACTTCCTGGTGGTAATATAATATGGCAAGGCGTACAAAAGCTAGTTCAAGGAGGACTAACTGGGTATAGAGGCGTAGAGGGTGCTATAAGAGGTGTTGGAACTCTTGCTATTAATACGATCGCAAATGAGACTGCTCTTCCTCAGAATAGACCAGAAGGAAGCTCAAATATTTGGACAGGGCAATTAGAAGGAACTAAAACAGAAAAATTAAAGAGACTAAATAAAGAATCCGCTAATTCATCAATATCTAAACAGTTTATTCCTTCTCTAAAAGCTGATCAGTCTAGAATTGAGGAAGAAATTAAGAAAAATAATTCAGCACTATTAAGTACTAGATCAACTATTGAATCATTTATAGATCGCGGGGATGAGGTATCTGGTGCAATATTAAACTCGCTAAACTCTACAGAAGGAGACTTAATACAAAAATCAAAGCTTTTATCTAATCAACTTGGCGGATTATCTAAAAATATATCCGCATTAGCCAAAGGGGAAATTCCACTTAATACATTCCTTGGTGGATATTTTGCAGGCAAAGGTATTGCACTTACTCTTAAAGACCTCTGTCCTAATATAGACGCAGATAAAATAAACACGCTAGAGGATTTCAAACAAGCACTTATTAAAAGCCCATATATAACAACGCCTGAAAAACTAATGAAAAGGGAAGATGGAAATTTAACTCTTGATACCAATGCTTACTGGGAAGTTGTTATTGAGCCTTATGTGAGTGATGAACAAAACGGAGGATGGTCATATCTTCCGTCGATTGCTGAAATAAATACCGAAAATAGAGTTGAGCACAATCATAAAACTAGGTACTCTTCTTGGATACCTATAAATGGATTTGAGCTTCAGAAATCGAAACTAGTATCTAAAACCGTTGGACTTTATGATGGAGAAATAAGCTATCCGGTATCCGTAGAATATACTAATGAACTTCGAATTTCTGTAGTTGACGACCAATATAAGTCTTGGAGAAGATATTTTCAGAGATGTGCTGATGTATCTACATATTTCTCAGAAGCACATAATGATGAATTTTATAGACAGGGTCTTATTCAATGTGAAGCCACTCCAACAGCAATAGATAAATCGATGATATGTATTGCTTACTATAAAAATGTTACTTTTCGGGTAAGAATCTATTGTATGACACCACAATATTCTACGATAAAAAAGTTTGATCTTCTTTGCGTTATGAAAGACTTTGGTGAAGAGTATGCAGGTGAGATAGATGGAGGTGGACAAGACCTAAGTATATCATTTTCTATTGTCGGAGAGAATCCAGATATTTATGAAACGCAATTAAATAAAATAATTAAAGCTAAACTAAGAGAAGCAGCATCTATGACTGGAGAAGTGAAAGAAGTAGATGACGCTTCATCCTCAGACTATGATAACTACTCAATTGTCAGCACAAGGTCTCATGGGTTCTTTTATAAAAAACATTAATGTATGTATATAAAACTTGGAACAATAAAAGCTAATCGATATTATGATGATCCAGACGATTTTATAATTTTGTCCGAGGTTCCAAGTTCTTCTATGTCCTTTGAATCTCCGACTCGAGTCAGATCTCTGGACGAACTTGATATTTGGTTTGGGAAATCATACCAAGAGTACCAGTATTTACGAGAATTGATAGAATCTGGTATAACGCTGTATCTATATAAACCCATAGATCCAGGAACTCTAGACACTTCGCAGTATTTAGATAAATATCTTGAAGGAAATACGCCATTTCCCACAATAGACTATCTTAAAGAATATATACAGGGACAAGAAAATATCAGGTATCATTCAGGAGATGGAGTATGGATATTTCAAAATGATTCTTGGATTCGAGAGCGAGATCTAGTTTCAGAAAAACCATCAGAATCCATTCTAAATAGAGATACTCTGGTACTATTAGAAAATGGTAACTTCTGTCATCCAAAATATTTTCCAGAGGATGATAAAATTTTTGAAACCCCAGAGGCACTAGGAAATATAGTATACTCTGAAGGACCTGGAATATATGCAACTAGATTTTCATGGTCTGGAGACGCTATTAAAGACGGGGAATATCTTGGTTTTAAATCTTTTTCAGGGCGATGGATAATATGCTACAAAGGAAAAGAATCAGAAATTAAAGATAAATTTGGAAGAAATAATATTACCTATAAAAAGATAAACAGTTTTAATGACTTAGTTAATATCATTGAGAGTGATTATTCTTTTGGAAAGGCTATTTCTGAAAGAGAACATCTTATATTTTCTGAAACTAAGAGAGACTTAATTAGTATGAATTCTATTTCGTCTGTATCTATATCCTGGGCGATAGAGGAAGAAGAAAGCCTGCTATATTCTAATATCCTAGAGTCAGGAGATGGAGCTTTATCTTTCTGGTCTAGGACTATCGGGAAAGATTCAAATGAGTACGATATAGATGAATCCAGAATAAAAGTCTCTATAGAGGATGCACTAGAGGATGGATATATTATTAGAATATCTAGATATGGATATACTGAATACTATATCGGACACCTAATAGGGACTCCAGAGGACGAAGGAATTTTTGATAAGATTAATAAAAATTCTAAATTAATCTACTGTAGTGCTGATAATATAAATAAACTTCCTGAGGGTGATTTTTATTTAGATGGAGCTAAAGTAGAGACTCCCTCGGCCGGATGGTATAAGAAATCTATGGATATGCTCGTGGGCTGGACGCTCGAAGACTCAGTAGTTCCAGACTTTTTCATGATACCAGATTTATCTTTATATGGTGAGCGTGAGGACGAGCAGGTGTTTCTTCCTTATGCAACGGCCGGAAATTTTCAATACTTAATTTCTGAAACATCTGAAGAAGAATACATTAAGAATTATCTAGAAGACAAAGAGAATAGATTATTATATTTCTATGGTGAGGTACAATATATGCGTCAGATACGACCAGCTTATTATATATACCTAAGATGCCTGCTGGAAAATAATCAAGGATATCAAACCAAAGATATAATATATAATTCGGAAGATAGCCCATATATAGAAAAAGAAGAACTAGAAAGATATAAATGTAATTACCTAGTATCAAATAATCAAGTATATTACTACAATAAATATCAGAATGGGGAAAATTACATAACTTCTGGTCTTATGCGATTCATTATGGGAAAGGTATATCGAGAAATTCAAAAGAGGAGATGGGAAATAATAGGTCAAAGATTTAATGCACTGATAGAAAATAAGATAAACGAAATAGTTCAAAGTGTAGCTATATTCTCAAATGTTAAATCAATACAGATATCAAATTATTTTCCTTATCCAGAACTAGGATCATTAGATATAGAAGTTGATATATGGACAAGAGAACTTCTACAGAATAATATAACCTTAGACATAACTATTAATTATAAAAAATATGGCAACTAAAATGCAAGACCTAGTCCATGGAAATAAAGGATACATGGACTTTATTGACTACACCAATACCTATAGGGACGATAATAAAGAGTTCCTTAGAGGTGATATGTGGGAGCTTAAATGGACCCCACCTGCAATCGTTTACTGGCCAGGAGACTCTATAATTAATGCTAGACTTAATTCCGTCAACGTCCAGCTTAACTATAGTGTATCCGGAATCCAGAAGAGAATGAGAGGAAACTTCACAATCATTCAACAGACAGGACAAGATACTAGTGGCACTCTATCCTTAAGTTTCGTCGACAAGGAAGACCAAGCTATTACATATTTTGTTACTGACTGGAGAAATCGTGTTGCTGACCCTGACACTAAATTCTCTTTCAGAAAAGATGACCTGGTGGCTCCTATGATTGAGCTTATTATTACTAACTCAAGTCGTATCAGCGTAAGACGTCTAAAGTTCTACAATTGTATTATCATGGATGGAACTATGGATGAAAATGGTATGGATCAGGATGGTACCGATAGAGCTGACATCCAACTCTCAATGCAGTTCGAACATTATCAGAGAGATTTTGACAATATCTAAAATTAAAACACCTAACCCCACTGTAGCAATTATCCTGTGGTGGGGTTAGAAAAATAAAATACTACTATGATACTACTAAGACAGAGAGTGTTCTCTAAGGGAGTTACCAAGGCAGCCAATAGAGAAATAAGGAGACGACTGGGATACAAACAATAAAGAATTGGTGATAAATTTGTTGTCAACTACGAATACTTTCCCGAAAATATTCATGATGTCATAAATAATAGAGCACTAATGAAATCTAAGACCACGGGCGCTGTCCTTCTTAAGACTACAGGTGCGAATAAAAGTCTTAGAACCTATCTTAAAGAAGGTGGTCCAGAAAAAGAGAAGAGAATTAAGTGGATTTATGATCATGGAAGGAGAGGCTTAAATTAAAAAAAAATATTATTCTATGATATTACTACGACAAAAACTCTATTCTAGAGCTGTGACTAAGGCGACAAATAAAGCAATAAGAAATAGTATATTTGGTCATGGAAAGACTGGTGCTGAAGCTACAAAACAGGCCAGAGAAAGACTGAGAGACTACAGTGGTTCGCTACCGGCTTCTAATATACAGAATCTAATTAACGCAAAAGCCAAAGGAGGAGCTGGAAAGATAACAGCGTATAGAAAATATAAACCAATGAACTCACTCGAAAAATCTATGTATGGCCCTAAATATCCGGGTCAAGATGAAATGACTGAATTTTTGAAAGCCGTAGATAAATTAAAACCTAAGAAATAGTCGCAAAACCCATTCAAAAAGAAAATAAATAATAATATTTCAGGATAGTTTGAATGTACTATCCTGAGATCTAAATCTAAAAACTATGAGATACAAAATACTAGAAAATAGAATTAAAATTCTTGATTCTTATATGATGTCTAAGGCTGAATTCTATAGTGCCTTAGATGAAATACAAAAACTCTATCCTTCCCATATTGCCTTCAAGAGAACAAGAAGATCTATGTACTTGGAATGGATGGCGCATAATTTTCTCTTCCGGATGGGAATTAGGAAAGATAAAACCGCCGATGTTGACCTAGAATATCCACAGGGTTTGTTTAAAAGATTGGGATATGGAATTCTAGGTATCCTCGGAAAAATATTCATTAAGTAATATGATAATTAAAAGAAGCTCCAATAATATTAAGCTAATAGAAGCCAATCTTCCGTCAGAGTGGAAGAAATTTAGAAAAGCCCAGAAGGAGATTAATTCTAAATATCCTAGGTTTGGGGCAGACGTAAATGTTCCGAACCTAGATAGTGCCATTGATAGTATAGATAATTACTATAAGAAGGAAGAGATATTAGAATTTCTTAATGGATTTATTCCAGAGTCTATCATTATAATAGAGCCAATGCCAAGAAAAACAAATAAAATCATAACGCCTAGGACTGAAGGGATTTCTTATGATTTTAAAAAGAAAACTTGGATATTGCTTGAAAAAGAAAAGAAAAATCCTTTTGATTACATTCCAGGGAAACAATTATCCTGGAATCAAGTAAAACAAATAATTTTAGATGAATTCCTAGAGTATCTTAGTGATTGGAATGAACACGACGCCTGGGATGAAGACTCTAGTATAGTAGATTATCTAAAGAAGTCAATAGAGATTATTAAAACTAAGCTATGATAATTAAAAGAAGAGATACTATAATTATGCCTCCTGTTGATTTTGAAGTCTTCGAGGAAAGGCTAAATGATCTTCCAGAAAATAAATATAAATCCTTACCGGAAAACCTTCCGCTTCCTGATAGAGACCATATAGAGGCTAGGATGAAAGAGTGGAAAATTAAAAACTGGAAAGGTGTTACAATAGATTTGCTTATTTCCAAAGACGATAATTGCTGGATTGGATATATAGTAGACAAGAATAAATGGTTTTATAGAGAGGGTAGGGGAAATAAAGTGTCTGGACTAGATAAAGATTATGATTCTTTATTCGATTTATATAAAGACCTATTATCTGTAAAGGGAATAAAAAATAATAATATACATAGTATAATCTATGATAATTAAAAGAAAGCTTGCCCTAGGAGAAAGATCCGTCGATGAAATAAGGGCAGAAATAAAACAACTTGAGAAAGATAGGGAGAGAATCAAATCCCACCAATCTGACTACTCCGACGACAAAGCCTATCGACTAGATCTTAAATATATCGATGAGGATCTGGAAGACTTAAGGGCAGAGCTTGGATATATAATGGCTAAAGAAAATACACTATAAAAAGAAAAACAAATATGGATACAGAAGATAAATACTTGAGTGGAGAAGGACTAAGCTATTTTACTAGTGTCGCTGATGCACATATAGTTAGAAGTCTTGAAGAAATAACAGACCCTGGATATTCTAACGAAACTAATATAATTGTATTCTGGGGTGCGGGAGAAAGAATAAAGTGTGTAGCGCCAGATGAAGTAGGATTTGAGACTAAGATGATATACTTAGGAACGAGTATCTACTATGACAGCCCAAAAAGTATAACGGTGTCAAACAATGGAACTACACAGACGGTTGTATTTGGTGAGAACAATGAGTATACCATGATTAGAACCAGAAATTCATCTTCTGAACCCTGGCCTAGTACATTCTATACGCTTAATTCAGATAGTCTTTGGAATGAATCAGCGAAGAGAACACAGAGAGCAATAGGATGGTATAAAGCAAACGGAAGTACTACAACTTCCTGGCATCTGCCTGTAGAAGGAGATACCGTTGGAAGAATGACTCCCCACAGTTGGGAAATTTATAGAAATGATGGAGTCCGTCCAACATATGGATATTAATAGGGAGAAAGTAAAAGATGGGAAAATATCTAGGAAATACGGGACTCGGATATCTATGGTCTAAATATAAACAAAGATATGAACTTAAATCTAGCGAGCTCCCTTCTATAACTTATACTCATTCGGTGGGCGGAAACTCCCCAATACCAGTTACAGCTACTATTTTAGTAGAACATAGTCTTTATAGAGGTGAGGATGGATATCTTTATTCTAACTATTATTGTGATACCATGGTCTGTTCCCTGTCTCAGCCTGTAGATGTAAACTTAGTATTTGAACTAAACTGGACGTCTGGTAGTAATCCCAGAGTAAAATATTTTAATCTTTTGGCCGGGAAAACTTCTATTACATTTCAAGATATATATCTTAGAACTGGCAGCACCTCATATAGACTATATTGGATTAGAGAAGTGAATATCTTAAGTGTCTCTACCTTAGCGAGTAAATATACGTTTACAGTAGACTTTCAACAAGTAGGGGCTATATATGGACATACTATATCCCTTGAGAATGCATCAGTTGATTGGCACACTATGACTGTAAGCGGAACACTAACTAGGACTACAGATGCTGAAACCAAGCCTCAGGTGAATACATTTATAGAGGTATGTAAACCAGTCAACGGAGAGAGTGTTTATTATCAAACAGCCCAACAAACCATAAGCGCTAATTCAACTACCACAAGCCTAACTAATGTTCCAATAGTTCCAGCTACCGACGGAACAACATCTTTCGGATATAGACTATCTCCAATAGTGTCTTCTCTGGTTAATCCGCCGGAAGGACATCTTATATTTAATGAAGAAAGAGCCTATACATCCCTTCCCGCTAATGTTACGATTAATATTTATAATTGGGCGCAAAGAAACTTACAACCAACTCTACGATGGTATAGGTCTACAGGAGCTTGTGTATATTCCGGAACCCTTCCTTCTGCAACCTTCTATATTTCTGGTATTCTTCCCAACGATAGAATTCTGATTAAGATGTATGCCTATTTTGGAACTTATAATAGTACTCCATATACTTTCTTTCAAAGGGGCCTTGTTAACAGTAGTATAACAACTGGAAGTGGATATATGACATTTAATTTCACGGATGTAAATAATTACTTTGTAGATATCCCTAGTAGTGGAACAGTGACTACGACATATATAATAATGGACGCTTATCTTAGCAACACAGATAAAGGTATAGAGGATCAGTATATAGGGTATTGGCCGAGCAGCAATACATCAACAATCACTGGATCATTTACACAGGCATTCACTAAACCATCAATGACCACAAGACCTAAATGTACAACCTCTGGAACGAACGGATTATTTGGAACTGTAACACTTGATGGTAGACTTTGGTAATAAAATGATATGGCAGAAAAATATTTAAATGGAAGTGGCTTAGGTCACTTATGGTCAAGGATGCGGTCTACATTTCTTTTTATAGTTGAAGAGATGAACGCCTTCGGACCGAGTATAAAAAAATTTGCTACACTAGATGCGAACGACCCCTATGCATGTGGAAATAGTATATCAGCCATGAGATCTAGTTCTAGAATAATAGTACCTCTTCAGTCCAGTCCAGATTTTGATGGTTCAGCCGGATGTTATGTATATCAATCTAGTGTAAATAGTTCTCAAGGAAGGTATCATACTGCCCTATATCAAGTTAGCAGTAATGGAAAACTATATACCGTCCCAGCCTCGGGAACTCCATCATTAATTACTTCTCTGAGTGGAACTGGAATAACGAGCTCTAGTAGTGGATATTATGTCGTTCAAGATGCCGTATATGGAAATTGGTGGCTATCTAATACTAATGCTGCAATTACTGCTTCGTCTTTTAATATGCCAACCGGTAATCTTCCAGACCCTACACCGTATGATCCAACAACTCCAGTCACGCCAAACCAGTCTTATGCAGAGATTCACATTACTGGTATTTCGATAGACTCAGACTATGCCCTCTTTGATGATTATCAGGGTTTTTGGACTTGTGATACAGCCGGTGCCTATATCCGATTTACTGAAGATCGTGAATTTACTTACTTCTATTTTGATACTGCTACGCCCGTCGGAGAAAGCAGGGTCTGTAATTATGTAAGTGATGGGGCATTTAATTATTCATACAATTTAAAAAGAACTACCAGTTCCAGTGGACATTATATAACAATAACAAAAACAAAAGCTGGTCAGGCAGTTCCAGAAACTTAAAAAATATCATATGATAATATATAAAGAAAAACAATATGCAGTTGGGGGCGTCCTAGGGGCTGGACTTCAGAACCTTGGAATGGCTGGAAAAGCTGCGGCCGTCGCCGGTGCCACCGGAGCGGCGGGAATCGGACAACTTGCAGCAACCGGAACAGCTCTAGGTTCGGGTCTTCTCGCCAAAGGTGCTATGTTAATGGCAGCACATCCGGTAGCCGCAGGAGCTCTTGCACTCTATGGAATACACAGACTCCTAAAGAGAAGAAGAGAAAGAAGGGCCCAGGAGCGTGGATATAGTGTTATAGACAAGATGTGGGAATCCGGATATTTTGAAAAGAGATTTGCAGAAACCATACCCGACCCAGAACTTGGATATAAGCCACGAGAAGTAGTCCCAAAGAAAATTGCTAAGAAGGCTGAGAAAAAAGGCGTCGTACAGCAAGATTCACAGGGACGATGGAGAATTATTAATATGAATGGACCTGGTGGACAACCCGTCTACTGGAAACCAATCTACAAATCGAGAGAATCCGCCGAGAATTGTCTTCGTGCATATCAGAGCGGGAAATGGAACAAAAAATAGAATCTAAAAAAAAATGAAACAGAAATTATTTTCAACAGGAAATGAAAAACTAGATCTTATTCTTCAGGAAGTTTACTACAGTGGACTAGAAGATGGTTATGATTATGCTCAGCGTGAATTCTCAGATGATGATGACGATGAAGGTGACGATTTCCCTAGAAAACCAAAAGACCTAGAAGATTATTCTGACTATGATCTAAAACACATGACTCGTGGACAAATGCTTGATGCTCTTGAAGAAGAACAGGAGAGAGCTAAAAGAAATACAAAGAAGTATGTCAAGCATCATGGAGAACACGAGGCTAAGAAAGGGGCTGAAATAGGTGAAAAGAAAGGAAAGAAGGCAGGAACTATAGCTGGAAGCGTATTAGGAGGTCTAGGCCTTGGCATTGCAACTAAAAAAGCCGGTCTTGGTGTTATTGGAGCAGTTGGTGGAGGATTACTAGGAAGAGCTCTCGGAAAGAAGGCTGGTAGAGATTCTGGTGAAGCCGAAGGAAGAAGGAAAGGTCAGACAAGAGGCTTAAAATATGCTAAAGAAGACCTTCACGACTCAGATACTAGAGCTAAGAAACTAGCACGAAGAATGGACGATGAGGCTAGAAGAAAAGGCGATGATGCAGACTTCGAATCTAGAATTCAGGGACAAATAGACAAGAGAGAAGAAGCTAAGAGAGAAGCCGCAAGAAGAGCCGCTGAATTAGCTGAAAAGAGACGTCAGGAAGCAAGAGAGGACAAGATTCGTCGCGAAAAAATGGAATGGGAAGACTCTCATCGTGCTCAGGATAGAGAAGACGCCAGGGAAGCTAGAGAACGTGCATCCATGTCTGGAGGATATACCTACAATGAGTCCAGAAATAATACCAGGATAGATAGAAATAACTTTGATTGGTAATATGATAATCTTGAGAAAACGTCAAAAAGAATATGCTCTAAGTCTAAGTCCAGGTCCAGGTAAAAAGAGAGCTATAAAGCTTTGGCTTAAAGATAGATTTCTTGATGGACTAGAGGAAAAAGAAAGAAAAGAGTTAACTAGTTTAGCCGGAAAAGCAAAAACTAAGCTCGGCAGGTATATATTTGCACCGGCTTAAAATAATTCTATAGAGGTTTGAATGTACCTCTATAGGATCACATTATAACATAAAATTTATGAAGAGCTTTAATTACATCGAACATGGAGACGATCCGACAAAGCCAGTGGATCAAAGTCTTAAGAACGTTTCTTCGGTAGAGGCAATGTATAATTCTATGACTCAAGAAGAAAAATTAATGTTCTTCGCAAGTAGAAAAGGTTATACATTTATACCTCCATCAGTAGAAAGACTGTACAGTGATACATATTATCTAGGGGGAGAGGATTTTTTCTCAGAGGGACGTGTTATTTTTGATTACTGGAAAGATGCACTTCAAAATGAAATATTCTTTCCGGGGGATACACAGCCGCTGTTTACAAGAAAACCTTTCCTTATCCTATCAGGGGCAATTGGTATAGGTAAGTCAACGATATCTAAAATTTGTCTAGCCTTAACTTATGCACGACTTCTGGCAATGCGAAATCCCTCTAAGACACTAGGACTTGCACCAAAACCTCTTAGCTGCGTTATTTTCCATAGGTCGGAAGAAACTGCTGTCAAAGAATTTAAGAACTGGTTTAAAGATGTCCTCGAATATTCACCATTCTTCAAGAATACCAAGAATAATGCCTTAAGCTTCCGACTGATAACTTCAGGCCCTAGAGGCTCTGGTGGTCTAGGTTCTGATGTTATTTTCTATATCTTAGGTGAGGTTAATTTCTGGGATAATCAGGCGAATGCACAACTTAGGGTCTCTGAATCCCTTATCCGATTTAAGTCTAGATTCTCGACCGACGCACTTCAACTTTGTGGACAATTCATAATAGACTCTAGTGCTCGTGGAAGTCAATCCGTTACAGAATGGTTCCTTGATAATACAGAACCTAAGTATACATGGAACTGTCATCCTGCCCACTATGAAGTCAGAAAAAGCATGTACACAGAATCGGCTGGTGAAACATTTAGGGTTTTCATAGGTAATCAGAAGTTTCCGCCTAGAATTCTATATTCCGACGAGAAATATGACCAGGACCTTGGAATAGATAAAGATAAAGTCATAGAAGTTCCTAAACAGCTCTTAGGGGAATATAAAGCTAACGTCCTAAAGGCTATTCAAGACTTCTCAGGTATTTCAGCGGGAGGAGATTCCGAGTCATTCTTTGGTGGAAATATAGAACATCTCATTAATTGTTCAAAGATTCCCAATAAGATACCAGAGATAATCGAAGTTGACTTTTATAATAAACAAGAAAGACTAATCGATAAACTCCGGCCGATGCTAAGTCAGATGCCCTCCCATACACCGCTTTGGGTTGGGCTGGACTTAAGCGCTGCACAGGGAGGAGATATGACTGGAATTTCGGCCGTATCATTCGAAGGTTGGAAAGATATAGGAGGAACTAAGCTACCTCTCGTTCATTGTTGGTTCACTGTGGCCATTCGAAATAAGTCAGGACAAGAGATATCATTATTCCATATCTACCAACTACTTCAAGACCTCAATAAACTCTATTCCATCATAGTAGCTGCCGACCAAGCATTTTCAAGACAGATACTCCAGGACTGCACGAGGGATAATATTAAAAACGTTGGAACTATATCTACCGACCGCGTCCCTTGTGAGCCTGCCATTTATCTGAAGAACCTGATTAATAATGAACTTATCTCTCTGCCAGAACATAAAAGACTTCAGAGAGAGGCGTACGATTTACACTATGACGCCAAAGGAAAAGTAGACCACCCTAAGAAAGCCTCCATCTCGGCTGAATTTGATAATCCCGATGGTGGGCAGAAGGGAAGTAAAGATGTGTGGGATTCTCTTGCGCAGGCTTGTTATTGTCTTAAGCTCTCTATCGACGAAGGAGAGGAATATGGTACTAATTCTGGATATACAAGAACAATGCAGGCGACGGAAAGTATAGTAAAAGATGCCAGAGAAGAATCACAGAAATCTTTCCAAAGCATGTTAGAAGGAATATTTACACTATGATTATATTACGACAGAAAGAATTTGGGAAAAAAGAAAAAAGAGAGTCTATATTTCTAACTCAACCAGGAGACCGGCAGATGCCAGATATACTTTGGAAAAACTCTACTAGGCTACAAGACGGGCCGGAACGAGACGGGGCCTATATGAAAATTGTAGATGATAAAAATAAAATGTTTGAAAACAAGAGATTACAAAAGGCTCGAGAGAAGAAATATAAAGGAGGAGCTTACGTTGATGATAAAAATATATATATAGAATTTTTTCACGGAAGAGAAAAGAATGTATCCAGTCCTCGTAAAATAGCTAATGTCTTTATTTCAAACAAATCTCCTACCGAAGCATATCGAGATTTCCTTAGGTCTGCGGATCAAAGACTAAAATTAAAAGACTTTATAGAAGACGGTGAAGGAAACTCTGTGACTAATAAAGAAATAAAAGACGCTATAAGAAAAGGGGTTAGAGAAAGAAACATACGAAAAGCAGCTCCTTGGGTCATAGGAGGAACACTAGCCACGGGTGCTACTGTAGCAGGTATTAAAGCCTATAAGAAACATAAAAAAGATAAAAAGAAATGATAATCTTACGACAAAAAGAGTACGGACTTAAAAGAAACCTGTCAGCTATTATAGGCCGCGGTAGAAGGCGTCTTGCAGAAAAATTAGATAGAATTATAGTAGGAAAAAGTGCTGAGTCTGCAAACCAAGCATTCCTTCATTCTGGGGCCCCAAAACCAAAGATTTCAGAAGGAGTCTCTAAAAAGATATTAGAAGATCTTGAAAATAATAAAGATATATTAGTATCTAGAGACGGAACTCTTAGTGCAGGTGGGGCGGCAATGGGACTAATTGACGAACAAATCACATCTAGATTAGGAAAAGACGCAGTTAAAGGCAAAAAGTTCCTTCTCGTAGCTCCAGAAACCGCAAGCCCCGCAGAAATAGCTCATGAATTAGGACATATTGATAACTACGATCAAGCTATATATAATATTATAGCAAAATCAAATCGTGATATAACTTCATCTACATTTGCCCAATTTTCTCCAGGAGAACGAATTATTCAATCACAGTGGCAACCCATGCCTTTAGGAACAGAAGAATCACTTCGAGAAACAGGAATAAGAAATTATTTTAGAAGAAAGCGGGCCATTAAATTAAAGATGAAAGACGAACTAGCAGCTAATCGACGTGCAATAGAGAGACTTCGGAAAGCAGGAGCTAGTGAGCAAGAAATAAAAGAAGCAGAGGAATTTTTGGCAAACAGCACTAAAACTTATCTTCCTGGATCAGTCGCCAGTGTATTAATTCCTATTAGGAATAGAATACAAATACCTTCTAGACGAGGAGATTTTGCTTATGGGATTGTGCGTGAAAGAGTAAAGAATGAACCGTGGATAAGTGGAAGAGTCAAAAATATTCGAACTGCCTCTAAAAATTTAAAGCCAAAAGAGAAATGATACTGCTGCGTCAAAAACTATATAACGATAAGTCTGGTCGTTTTTGGGCAGGAACTAAAGGTGCCTTAAAGGGTGCTGGAAAAGGTGCTCTTATAGGACTTGCTTTAATGCCAGGAAAACTTAGGGCACTAAAGAAAAAAAAATATAAATTAGCCAGGGGACTAGCTATTGCTGGCGCAACTATAGGTGCTGGGATTGGTGGAAGATCTGGATGGAAAAATGGTACGGACCAATGGGAATATGACCATGATCCAAAAGTCAAAGAAAGGATTAATGAGGAACGGATGAATAGAATAAAAATCGCAATAGAAAATAACAAGGGATTTGATAAAATATCCGTATCTGAATTTGACTACTCATCCTGGAAGTCGCTTGAAAAGAAAATAAATGTACCAGCGGAGTTCTTAAAGTATGTTAAATTTTATAAGGATATCTGGTCAAAGAAAATAGACCTTTGGTATTCCAGCATGGATCTAGATAAGATAGATGATGCATATGAAGTTCCAGAATTTAAAGAATATTTCCCAATCCCTATTGATCCAAGGCAGGCAGAGGGCTGGTATGAAGAGGATTATTTATGTTTAGCAACATACAATGATGCTGGCGATGATGGATATCTTTGTTATAATCCAGAAAACAAAACTTATGGGATAGATTCTCCTTATGATTCTGATTCTCTTAAGAAAATTCTAGTCAATGACACCAATAAACTGGATACTACACTTTCTAATAAACAGATTGAGCTAATCAAAGAATTTAATAGTAAAATCAATTCAATACTATGATACTACTACGACAAAAAGAATATTCTAAGAAACTCAGAGACTCTAGAATAGGTATAGGCTGGACACAAGACGGAAATGGTAAAGTCGATGCCGAGAAGTATTTTAGGGTCGGAAAAGAGGCGGCAGATAAAGCGGCAGAGGAAGGAAAATCTGACGAAGAAATCATAAAAGCCGCAAAGAAAGCTGCCGGAAAACAAGCGACCCTAGATAATCTCGGAAAACCTACCTGGAAAACTATAAAAAGAGGAGGTCTTGCTGCGGCTGGTGCATATCTTCTATCAAAATCTCCTGAATTCATAGAGAGAAATGCAAGAGGGTACGGATTAGATGTTAGAATTCCTGGTGAATTAAAATCTAAGCTATCAAAGAACTCAAAGAAAATAGCTATAGGCGCTGCTGTCATTGGTGCAGGTTCCGTTATAGCCAAAGAAGCACCTAGAGTTCTGAAGAAAAGAAAAGCAGCAAGACTAGGCGCGGAGATTAATACAAAAGAGAGACTTAAAAAATCTAAATAATCATGATATTACTACGACAAAATAATTTCTCAGAAGAAAATAATAAAAATGAGAAAGCCGCTAAAGTTGGAAAAGAAATTGGAATGGCTGGTGGAGCTCTAGGTGTTGGGGCTCTTGGTGGTCTGGGACTTCATAAATTAGCAAAAGACTCCTCTAAGATTGTAGATAAATCTCGCAGATACATATCAACCTCTATTTCTAACAGAGCTCATAAGATTGCTGATAAATCTGGAAAACCTGGAGCAGAACGAAAAGCAATAGTGAATAATTACAGGGACCCTAAATTAGCAAAACTTCGTAATGCTAGTAATAAAGTAAAAACTGTAACTGATAAAGTTTCTAAATTTGCCAAGACTAAAGGCGGAAAATGGGCAATTATCGGAGGAACTACTGCAGCCCTTGGTGGTGCAGCATATCTTGAAGCAAAAAAGAAAGACAGGAGAAAATGAAACTCTTACGACAAAAAACATATTCTAAGCCAGACTCAGAAAAATCAGTGAATCTTGGTGGAAAAAGAACTAAGTATTCTGAAATGTCCGAAAAGCAGCTCAAAAATCTAGCCAACTACGAAGAATATAAGGCCGAGAAAAAGAGCACTAAGGAAGGAAGAAAGGACAATCGGAAAAGAAATCTAATAGGAGCAACTAGTTTTGCTGGAATTGGGGCAGGAGTTGGATTCTATCCTAAGTATTCAAAAATGCTAAAGGATGATAATAAAGTACTTTTAGATAATATCAAAGCGACCGAGGCTACTAAAAAAGTTCTAAAAGCTACAGGCATAGGGGCTTTATCTGGACTGGCTACCTGGGAACTTCTTAAAATTGCTGCTGATGCTAATCACAAACACCATGCAAAGTTAGCTAAAGAAGAGCTGCAACGAAGAGGTATAAATGATTGGAAAACAGGAAAGACTCTGGAGGAAAGAAATAAAGAAGTTCTAGAAGAGTTAGAAAAAACCTATTCAAAGTCCGCCTCATCTTTTAAGCCTAAATTTAGAGCGAGGTTTAGAAAAGGGAACTTTACTTACGTTCAAGCTAAAGATTCTTCCGACGAGGCGGTCAATCATCAGGCTTATAAAGAAGTGGCAGCAGAAGATGAATTTAAAAATAATCCTGAGACTTACAAGATAAGACAAGGAATGTTTAGTAAAAAGGCAGCAGGATTATCTAAAAAACAAAAAGACGATATATTATACCCAGCTAGAGAGACTATTAAGAAAGCTACTGCAGTAAAAGACAAAAAAGCGGCAAAAGTCTTGAAGGAAACAGCTAACAATAGAGAGCTTCTTCCAGAGCCTATTATTAGAAGAGACGACTACCATGTAACAAAACTCAACAACTATCAAGAATTCACTAATAAAACCAAACCTAGCAATAGAGTTAAAGATCCAACAATTCCGGGTTTAGAGTTTGAAGAGGTGCCTAAACCCTCTAAACAAAATACTGAGAACGGCAAGACTAAAGCAAAGCAGTATAAAATTAGGGGTACTCAATACGATATAAACACTGAGAATAATCTCTGGGTTAAAAATGTAGAAACTGGTGGGAATAGCAGAAAACTAATTAAAAAAGATAAAAACCACGAATTATTTGACTACAGTGAGGACTTAACAGGGATTAAATATTCAACCCGAAACGCTAAAGGAAAACCACTAAAGAAACCTAAATTAAGAAAATGAGAACGATTAAACTAGGTAGCACGGGTCAGGAAGTAGTTAATCTTTCACGAGCCCTTGGATTTACAAAAGATAAGTATACCTTTGACGAAGAGCTTAGGGTAGCTGTAGTACAATATCAGAAGAGAAACAATCTTGATACCGACGGTATAGTTGGAATGGATACTTGGTTTAAGATTGTCTTAGATGATCGTGAGAAGAATCATAGGTCAGACGCGGTGACTGATTATGATTACCGAGTCTTTGGAAATGTTCTTAATATTGATATTCCATCTCTCAAGGCCGTTCGAGAAGTAGAGACAGCCGGAAGAAGCGGATTTAATGGAGATGGTTCGGTTACTATTCTCTTCGAAGCTGCTGTATTTTATAAAGAGCTCAAGAATGTAGGACTTGACCCTGAAAAATATATCTCTCAGCATCCAGGAATCATAGCAAGGAAGTGGGATAGATCACTATATAAAGGTGGAACTAGAGAGTGGGATAGACTAAGAGAAGCAATCGGAATTAATGAAGTTGCTGCCCTAAAGTCTGCATCATGGGGAATATTCCAAACAATGGGATTTAACTATGAGAAAGCCGGTTGTGAGGATATCTTTGAATTCGTTCAGAAAATGCAGAGGTCTCAATTCTGGCAATTTATCTTGGGTCTACAGTTTATGAAAAATTCAGGAACCCTAGATTACCTGAGAAGACATGATTGGGCAGGTTTTGCATATAGATATAATGGTCCTGGGTATAAAGAAAATGCCTACGATACCAAACTTAGAAACGCATATAATAAATACAATAGATAGGTTATGATACTATTACGACAAAAACTATATTCTAAAAAAAGCAGTGTTTATCTTTCTCAACCAACTCAAGGATATCCAGACTCTTTCACTATGATAGTATATAAAGATGGGAAAGCGGTGCCTAAAGATGAAGTACCAGGAGAAATTAACTCCTACACGAATCGATCTAAGAATAAGGACTTTATACAAAAGCCGAAGGACAATAAGTGGGGACATGTTAAGGTAAAAGGGAAAGAGATGCATATACTTCGATATAAAGATAGAGAAAAACCCGTAGAACCTGGAGACCCAAGCCGATGGGTATTTCATGAACAAATTTCAAATAAACGGCCAAGAGATGCATATAGAGATTTCCTAAGGTCCGAACAACAAAGGGAAATGTTAGGAGACGTTATAGTAACTGATCCTAAATTTAGCAATAAAGAAATAAAAGATGCCATCAGGAAGAAAATCAAGAGGCGCAATATCAAAAGAGCTACAATTGGCGGGACAGCCCTCGTAGCTACAGGTATTGCTGCAGGTATTAGAGCTGCTAAGAAGAGAAAAGAGAAAAATAAATAATTCTATTCTATAGAGGTTTGAATGTACCTCTATAGGATCTAACAAATTAATTTAAACCATTATAAAGATTATGGAAATATTAACATCACAATTACCGTCGGGAGGCTATGGTTATGAATTTCCTAGCCTCACTATTCGACCTATGACCTTTATGGAAATATGCGGATATAACGAAAATGTACCGACCGACGACCCATTAGCAAAATACATGTACGATATCAAAGTCCTACTACGTGACGATCCTAAAATTCTTGATTGTTATATTATGGACCTTGATTTCTTAATTTTCTACAAAAAACTTATAACAGTGTCGGGAGACCTTACATATACACTCTCGATTAATTGTCCTAAGTGTGGAGAACTTATTAAACACAAAATCGACTTAAATACAGATGTTCACTTTAGTCAGATAGATCCTCAAATAATGGACGGAGCTGTTATAGAATTGGCCGGACATAGATACGACGTTCAAATTCCAACTGTCAAAAGTTTCATGAAGGTTTTTGAAACATACCTTAGATATAGAAAAATCTCTGACATTAAGATGATTAAAACTATAGCTATGATAGAGGGATTTGATATCAAGGCTAATCAGATCGAAGCAGACGTCTTAGGAGCAAGGCATGAGGATATAACGCTTCTCCTGGCCCTTCGTGAACTCTACTATGACCGTCTTGAACCGATTCAACTAGAATGTTCTAAATGTAAAGAAGATGGTAGGGAGGCATCTGTGGCAGTAAGTGTTGAGTCTCTTACTGTCGATTTCTTTCGAGACCTGTGTGTCAACAGCCCAATTGATGGAACTAAAATTTTATTTAAATAAATTTCTGAAAGTCGATAACATTGAGGGATATACAATTAAAGCCCTTGAAGAACTTAGAAAATCCTATGATAAATTCCTTGAAAAATCAGGATTTGACCCAGACTTTCCTATGTTATCTCTTGGAGGCAATGGAGGAGAAAACAAAACCAATGGCGGAAGAGATAAGTTAAAATTTGAAAAGAATAAAAATATTTATAACTATCAAAAGGAAGGAGAGTCTATAGAACAGACCAAAATGAGACTATCATTAGGTGAAGGATTTTCAGAACTTCCAGAGGATACAGGAAGTTTAACATTGTATAAACAGTAATAAACATGGCAGAAAAAAGCATAGAAGAGAAAACACGGAAACTTGCATCTCAAAGACCCGAAGCAGGTAGAGAGTTTGAACAGATGCAAGCCGCACAAAATCAACTCTTAGAAATTCAGGCTGCACAAAAACAAAACCTAATGGAGCGAAGAGTAATGGCTAATTCACAAGCAGAACAAAATCAAATTCTTGCTCAAGCTGCTAATGTTGGAGCTCAAAGTGTGGCTGGAAATATGCAACTTAACCAAGCCACTCAGCAGACAATGGGAAGATACGGACTTTCCCAGCCAAGAACGAGCTCCCAGACTAAGCAGCGAAGTAGTGAAGTAGTAACAAGACAAAATGTTACTATTCATAATAATACAACTAATATTACCAACAACACAGTCCCCGCCAATATAGGAGGACCAGTACAAGGAAGACCTATACAATTTCAGCAACCAGCAGCACAGGCAGATGGAGGAATGGGAAAATTCAAAAACTGGTTAAATCAGACATTTGCAAGACAGGAGGATGCAGCTAAGAGAAGAGATAGAGAATATCAACGCCGAGAAACTGCTCTCACCAAGTCTTCAAATAGAATGATGAGGAAAATTGAGGAGTTTAGCAAGGATATAACCAAAAAACTAGACCCCAGAAATGTTGGTAGAACAGTGGGCGGACAATTACGAACTATCCTTGGCGTTCTTGGTTTAGGACTTATTGCAAAAAATTTCAATAAAATTCTTGATTGGATTTTTGGAGCCCAGAAAAAAGTAGAAAACGAATATATTCCAAAAATTAAAAACTTCTTCGCTTGGATTAAAGGCGACGAAAATGCACAAAAGCCCGGACTTATTACAAAAATAACCGGGGCTTTTAATGATATGTTTGGAAATCTGTTTTTTGGCAAAGATTTTGAAAAATACAGAGAAAAAGGACTTCTTAAAGGAATTAAAGAGTTTCTATGGAATAATGTTCAAAACGAAGAAGACCGAGGAGTTTTAAATAAAGTATTTGATAGCATTTCAGAAACTATTAGAAAAAGAAATGAAAAGGCCCTAAGTGTTATAGAACCTGGTTCCTGGGCAGATTTAGCTAAACCTGGGCAAGCTGTAAAAAAATTACTAGAAAACTTAGTAAATTATTTTAGTGTTTTGATAGGAGGAGATAAGGCTCTAGCAAAATTGCAAACTGAACATGTAGTTGGAAAGACTGCTGCAGCACACTCAAATGATCACGGGGAAGGAAAAGGAACACTTGGAAATACTGTATATAAAGCTCCTGAAACTAGAACAACAAAAGCTAGCCCGGCTTCTGGAAAAAAGGATAGACTATCTGTAGGCGGAGATTCAACAAGTATAGATGGAGTATATAATCTAACAAAGACTTATAAGAAAAAGGGAAAGTGGGTTGATATTGCAGAGACTCAAGACTATATGCTGTCGGAAGATCTTGTTGGCGAAAATGGAAAACTTATAGGTTCTATCGGGTCTACAATAGGTGCTGCACGACAAATCGTAAGTGACTTTACTTTTGGAGCATCTAAAGGAAACATAAATAATGCCAGAGTTGCTAATAATTTTAAAGAATTATCTAGAATTGCTGAGGAATCTGAACTAAAATCTGTAATTGTTCCTTTATCCTTTATTCAAAATACTAGAACTGGAAATCTCTTAGAAGATCAAGACATCTTAAGAGAAGTTCAAGAGGGTCATATTATTGGACTTCAACGAGCAGGGATTCGACTATTTGAAGTTGATAGACCAAAGACTGATAAGGAACTTACAAAAGGACCTAAAGGCGGAGAATTTAAGAAATTTATAAAAGAACAAAACTTAGGAACCCTCAGAGATGACTCAACTCTTATAGCAAATCGCCTTGCTCCTTATATAACCCAAGATGGCTATATATTAGGACCAAATGGACAACTAGCTCCAATATCTAATCCCTCAAACTCAGATACTGGTGGAGAAGCTGTTAAAATTCAAAGATTTTTCAACAGTATTGTAGGAGTTCCTATATATAAAAGAATGATATTATGGCCAGAAGCACTAAAGCCGGGAGATATCATCATACGTGAGCTTTCCCAAGATGAAATGAATAAGCTTATATGCGTTGATGAGAGAGGTCTTAAAGCAATTTACTATAAAGGATATTTATCTGAGGCCCAAAGAAAAAAGATAACAATGGATCAGATAGATTTCAAGACAGTTACTAAAAGTTCTGTAGAAATTATTGATGAGGCATTGACAGAGATTGCTAAAGCTCATGGTAATAAAAAACTAAAGAAAGATATGAGTCCCGAAGCTTTAGTAGATCCTAAAAATATTAAGAAAGACAAAAACGAGACCGCTGCTACTGGAGGAACTGGTATTACTAGTAGCGCTGGGGGCACAACAACAACTTCAGCACAGGGCGACGTTGTTATTAGCGGCAATCAAAGCTCTAACGGCGTAAGCTTCACTCCAGCGTCTACTTCAACTGCTGATCCAAATGCAGGATCTACAAGCACCGGGGCATCTAATAATAGTACAAATAAAAATGTTCCAACAATTAAGTATACTGAACAAAAGGCTTCAGGAGGAACTGGTCCAGCTACTAAAGGGTGTGGGGGAAATAGTGCACTTATTGATGCATTTATTCCCGTCCCGTATCACAGTGGAACTAGAAAAGGAAAAGTTACTAAAATAACAATTCATCACATGGCTGGAATTAGTTCAATAGAAAACTGTGCTAAAGGATGGCTAAGTCCAGAAAGAAAGTCTAAAGGAAGTAGTAATTATGGAATTGGAAGTGATGGAAGAATAGGCCTGTTTGTTATCGAAGACTATAGAGCGTGGACATCTAGCAGTCCAGAAAATGACAATGTTGCGGTTACTATAGAAGTATCTAATAATAAAATTGGAGATGGAAAATCAGAGAAAGGCTGGACTATAGATATGAACGTTGTATATCCAAAACTAATTAGATTATGCGCGGATATATGTTGGAGACGAGGAATTAGTAATCTTCACTATACTGGAGATAAGACGGGTTCTTTGACTGTTCACAGAATGTTTGCTGCCACAGCTTGTCCAGGAGAGCACCTAATGCAACTTATTAAAAGCGGGCAACTTGAAAAAGATGTAAATAATCTTCTAAACGACCCTAATTTCCAAGCAAGTGTTCAAAAAGGACAGGAATTCTCTCAGCCAGCATCAACAAATGCTGCCTCCGGCGCTGCAGTATTAGATGCTTCATATGGAGGCGGCAGTTCTGATCCAGATGGAGGTGAGTTAATTAAAGGAACTTTTGGAGATTTCTTAAATGGCGCTATGGATACAATCAAAGGGGCTATCGGAGGACTTAGTCATAAAATTGCGGATGGTGCTGCATGGGCTGCAGATAAAGTGGGAGGAGCTCTAGATTTTGAAGCTGGAACAACAGGTGGAGTATCTGGCGTAAATAGAACGGCTACAGATAGGTATATAGCAGCAAAATATATGAATTCTAAATATAGTGGGTACGATAATTCATATGCTATTCCTTCTAGTATTCAGGCTGGAACGAAACTAGATAGAAATGAGTGGTGGGCAGATTTCTTTGATAAAGAAGGAAATCTTAAAATAAAAGAGTCAGATGTTAGTCCACAGATTCTTAATCAGCTTCATGAAATTCAAGGAGAGCTTAAGAAAGGAAATGATCTTGATGAACTTCACCTTAAAATTGCAGCAGATGGCCTAGACGCTGAAGCATACCACAGTGCAACAGAAAATCAAAACCAAAGAAGACTAATAAGTGCCCTATTAGTAAGCAACTCTAATGAAGCAAGAGCACAATCAATGACAGGAGATAACATATAATGAATGAAAATAGAAAAAGCTGTTGGTATTATGATGACCAACTAGATAATCGATTAACTTCTATATCTCTTCATGCTAACACTGTTTGCATAGGTGGAAAATGGGAAGAAGCAAATAAATACGGAGAATGTGATGGAGGTGGATATCTCTTAGAACCGCTCTGTAGATCAGTGGTTAATGAAGATTTTAATGTAGCGGTTGCTAATACCTGGACTGATATAGGAGGTGATCCAATTTCTGGAAGGGTTAATGATGTAATGCACGCGGCCGCTCCATATGCAAATGGAATTCAACGAGCAATAGAAGAAATTGGAAAAAAGGCGGACGAGTGGGGTGCAGCAAATCCGGCAGAGACTGTAATTGATGAAAAAACTGGAAAACAGAAGACTAAACTTTCTATTGCTCATCAAATAAAAGGTTTTACAGACTGGGTTAGAGATAAAAACGATAAATATGGTGACGGATTAATAGATTTCATGAATTCGAATCTTATAATTCAAGGAACTAGATTTATGTATTATAGTGGAACTGGCCTAAGTTTTGGAAACCTTGGAATGAGATTCACTATATTTCCGCAGTGGACAGGAAAAAATCAATTCATTACAGTTAATCAGCAATTAGAAAAGCTGTTCCCATATTCTATTGGTAAATATGAGCCGTTGATTTTTACGACCGAGGTTGATGGTAAGACTGAAACTCATGCATCAGATATTCTCGGTTGGCAAAGACCCCCAGCTGGATATAGGGCAGAGTATAAGGACATAGATCTTAAGGCTCTTCGTGGATCACTAAAACTTAGAATAGGGGCTTTCTATGTTCTAGAGTCTCTTGTATGTGAAAATCTCTCTTTTAGTTTGTCTCGTCAGATGGTAAAAAAGCCGCTAGAAGCTAAATATATAGGAGTAAATTCAGCATCCGAAGAAGATGATGAAGGAAGTGCTAAAAGAATAAATAATATTAGCACGGATACTATAGCATTTTCTCCATTATATGCTGAAGTAAACCTAGTCTTAAGGCCAGCTACTAAATATTCTGATATAGCTATGAGAGACTTTATCTATGGACTTAATATAGGATCTACAACGAGACCATCACAAAACGAGGCAGCACAGTCATTAGATAAAAAGATAAAGACTAGTCTGAGAAATCTGCAGCAAATTAATAAAAATAAATATGTATAGAAAAAGAGGAACTACATTAGTTAGTAAAGAAGATCTAGGGAATTATATAGAGGAATTTGATGTATATAATTCCCTACTTCTCCTTCGAATGTCTGATACTTCCCTTCCCAGAGAGATTTACCAGATAAAAACATATGAGTATCGCCCTGATCTTATTGCACAAGACTATTATGGATCTGAATCATACCTAACTTACATTCTTCTTCAAGGCGGCCTTAGTATAGAAGGATATAGAAAGGGAACAGTATTAAAACTAATACCGAAAGATACGCTAGACTTAATTATAGAGAATATATAAAATGACAAGAAAGAAGAGAAGAACACAAAACCCAAAAAATGTAACGGTTTCTTTATCTCCTTGGACAGATCAAGATGAAAAGACTGGGGTACACTTTAGTCTTTTCCGACTTCATGTTCAAGAATCTTTATATGGAGAGATTCCAAGTGGCGAAGCAGAACTTGTACATAGCGGAACAGATCAGGAAGCTCTAGAAATGATTAAAAATCAAGAGACTGGGACCATAGAAATACAAGACAATAAAGAAGGCGGATTTCATTATAAGTTTAATATTTTTATAACTAAGAGAAACTTTTATAATGAAATTCTATCTTTGGAGTTTATATGTATTCCTGGAAATGACGAGGATAAGAATACCCTAGAAAGAGGAATACAATTTTATACCAAGCTACTATCTGAAACCTATTCTAATATTGAAGATGCGGTAAATTCCTCATATCCTGGTAATAAAAAGCGTATAAAGGTAGAAACCAATATTCCAGATACTACTAAAATTTACAGAGATAATGAAACTTCCTATGATTTTGTAAAGCGGCTTTGTTATTCCTGGAAAAATGAGTGTGTTTTTGCTTTTGGGTGGGATGGACTTCTGATTAAAGAGATTATTGGAATAAATAGCTTTGAAGACGACGAAAAAGATAACGAAAAAATAAAAAAAGTATTTGGAGATCAAAAAGAATGGACCCAGCTCACTAAAAGTATTCTGAGATATAATATAAAAAACAATACAAAACTTTTCAATCCTTGGCAAGATCCATATAAGGATGAAGAAGAGAACGACCTATTAAAATCAGTAACTCCTGATAATAAATATAAAGATTTGGAAGAAAACTTAAGATTCGTAACTTCTTCAATAACAGGCGAAAGAAAGTACTTTATTCACGGAAAAGACTATTCCGTTCTTAGTGAAAATAGGAAATCGTGCGAGGTATTTTCAGAATCTAAAGGATACGGAAGCTTAGTACTGCTTGGTCGTGATATGCCAAGAGACTGGAGACTCGGTGATGTTATCCTATACTCTAGGAAAAAAGATGATGGCCGAGATGATGTGAGTGAGGTTCGATTAATAGTAGCATCCAATGAATTATTCTTCTCACAAAATGGATCAACTAAAACCGGACCACATGGATTACCTTTTGAATGGGTAACGACATTTTGGAAAGTAGAAAAGGGGCCTTGGAGCAAAGAATTAGAAGAAAATAAAGAGAACAAAGAGACAAATGAGTAAAATAGGAGTAGAAGCACAGATATATCTTGGTGTAGTCTCCAAGATTCTAGGAGAGACAGAAGAAGAGAGGCTTGAATTTAGAATAGAAGCCGATATCCCTGGTATTATAAAAGGAATTAATGCGTTCCCCCGTCGTGATGTCCTAGATGAACCTAAAGTAGGAGATCCAATTATTCTTATGTCCCTAGATCCAGAATATAACTCATATTATCTTTACTGGAAACTTAAGGAAAATGAATTCACCGGTTTTCGTGCATGTGGCAAGGAATTTTCTATAACTCCCGACCATATTCTTATTGAGGTCTATGATAAGAAAACTTGGGAAGAACCGGACTCTAGAAAATATGAAGATGGGGAGGAAATAGCAAACAACAGGCAAGAAATGATATCCAGTATCGAGATGAAAGATTCTGGTGAGATTAAGATGATAAATAAAACAGGCACTAAGGTTATTATTAAAGAAGACGGTAATGTAGAAGTAAATACAGCAGGACATAATATGAAAATAGATTTAGGTGGAGGAACAATAACTCTAACAAACGGAACGCTAAATCTAAATGGCGGCAAAGTTGGTGCTATTCCTGGTGCATTTATATCAGACCCGGTATACAAAAAAGAAGGAATGAATTTTGGAAGAACAAACAAAGTAAAATTAGGATAATATGGCATTAGGTATAGATTTGACAACACTAGCTCCCCTTATCTCTAAAGAACTAGCCAAAGTACAGGCGGAGAACTTTGTGGGAGAAATGGAGGGACTGGATCCGGAAGAGATAGAAGAAAAAATAAATGAATGTGCCTCCGAACTTACAGAAATATATAAAGAATCACTAGCGGAAGGACTTGACACTATGCAGGGAGACTTAGAGCTTCTCTATGATGGTTCTATAGATTTCGTTACTCGGCTGGCTACTGTTCCACTAGCTATTATTGGAATGGGAACAACAGGACCAACAATATCTGTAAACCTAATTCTTCCATTAATCAAACAACTACAGGGAGAAGCACGAAACCTAGCCAATGTATATAAAAAGGTTGAATCATCTATAAAAGGATTTGAGATAGATAAATTGGCAGAGAAAAATGAAGCTATAGGAACCATCTATGGCCTCTTAACTGCAGCTCTAAGTGCTATAGCCATTCTTGTGTCTCTTGTTGGTGTTAAGTGCGGAAAAGAAAAAGCTAAAGATACAAGTGAATATGAAAAATCGCCCATGCCAGTTGAAGCGAAGGATTGTGATAACTACCGGGCAGACGAAGAACATCCGACAAATCAATTCCCTAAAGATTCAATATGGTGCACTAAGTTTGAGCACGTTATGACAAAGACCTTAGAAGATTTCCAGGATGATGAGACCGGAACGGCGGCAGAGAAATACGAGGCTTGGAGAAAAGATAATGCTAAAGTTCTTGCGGATTTCAAAGACGACCCTAAACTTGGAACGGCGGAGGATCAATATCTATCTTGGCTACGTGAAAATAAGGCCTGTAAAAATTGTAAGAACTATAAAAAATAATAGAGATAAACTTTCCCAGGATATTAGTAGTTGGCTCGAGAAACTACGAAGTCCTGTCTCTATATTTGATCCATGGAGGCTGATCACTTCCATGGTTCACAAAACACTATAAAACAAGAAACCATGATAATACTAAGACATAAACTATTCTCTGATTCCAAGAAGAAGGATAAGAAAAAGAGAAATCTTGCATATGGTGGAATTATGGCTGCCTCTATAGCAAGTAGTTCTTTAGGGGCAGATATAATGAAAGATGCACCAGAACATTTAAAGTCTGAGGATACAGAATTATTAAAGAAGCTTGAGAAAAGAATTAAAGAGTCTGGGATTAAGTTAAAAAATAAAGAAGAGCTTGATAAATATATCGAAGAAGAAATCGAAAAATCTCCAAAAATCCTCAGAAATCTAAAAAAGAAGCTGGCCAATATAAAAAGAACAGTTCAGCCACCACAAAACAGCTATTATCCTGGTGGAGACTTTATATTTACGAAATCTAAAAGAGCTGACACACTAGCACATGAATTTGGACATGCACAACATTATAAAGGAAGAGATGGAAAAGTCTTGGGAAAATTAGCGCATAAAATGGCTAGACTACCGGGACTATCTTCAACAGCTGGTTTTATTTCTGGACTCGACGCCGCACAGAAAGAGGAGAAAGGGGAGGAAGTGGGACTAGGAAATAAACTAGCACCAGGAATAGCTTCAGCCGCCCATGCTTTGCCAACACTTGGAAAAGAGATAGCCGCATCAAAGAGAGGATACGAGGAACTTAAAAATCTTGGCGCATCTAGAGAATATCTTAAGCACTCTAAAGGAACGTATAAAAAAGCTTTGGGTACATATATACTAGCAGCTGGAATAGATGCCGGGTCTGGATATATTTCTAGGGAAGTTGGAAAGAAAGCAGGTAATAAATTAATAGAAAGAAAAAAGAAGAAAGCTGAGGATAAAAATAAAGATAAATAAAACACTACATTTTGCGCTCAGGACGACATAAAATCCTTAACCTTGAAGCAAAAATTTGAAATCAGATTCCATATAAGAAGAGACTTAAATATTAATATTCGATTGTATTATATTCCAGGTCTCTTCTTATATTTTTAATACTTAAAACGAGATATGATAATCTTACGACAAAGATCATATAGCTTTAACTCTTTCACTGATAAAATAGTTAAAGCTCTAATTCCTAGATACAAAACTGAAGAAGAGAAACGCCTAGAAAAGAGAGCTGAGGATAAAAGAAAGAGAGAGGAAGAGGAGAGAAAATCAGCCGGGGCGATAGAATCAAAACTTCCACCTGAATATAAAAAAGTCAAAGCTTTAGAGGCTGAATTAGGAAAGATATACCCAGGGCTAGGAGATGGAGATGAATATATGTGTATAGGGACTAATCCGTATATTGAAGACTCAGATCCTGATATAATACAAATGGTAATATATACTCCACAGCAACTCCAATATAATTATGACACTAGGAATAAGTGTTGGACAGATGAAGGCTCTGACGCATATGAGGCTAGAAAAAGTGGAAGAAGAGTTACGTTTTCTCAAATCAAAAAGGCTCTCCTAGATGAAGTCAACGATGATATCAACGACTGGAAAAAGAATCTATACTGGGAAGATGATGAAAACGAAGAAGTAATAGCCTTCCTTGAGAAAGAAAAGAAACTAATACAGACTAGACTATGATACTCTTACGACAAAAACTATATACCAGGCAGGATCAGAAAGTAATAAAAGAACTTCACAAAGCTACTAATGGATTTAGGAAACTACCGGAAGGATACAAAAATCTAACTACAAAGGATTACTTCAGACTTAGTAATTTTGCTGAGGGATTTAATAAGTCTTTTGAAAGGGGAAATACTAAATCTATAAACTGGGATGAGTTTAAAACAATGGCAGAACACCTGGATTTACCTGAAACCTCCAAAGGCGCCAAGCATCTAATCGAAAAATACAATAATCCTAAACTCCTAGCTCGATATAGAAGAATTCAAAAACTAAGAGAAAATCCTGAACAGAAAGAAAAATTAAAACAACTGCGTAAGGAATACTTAAAAGATTCTAAAAAACTGGATAAGGAGTTTGATAATGCTGTAGAGAGGGCTTTTATATTTGAAAATGGAAAAATGATAGAAAATCCAGAAGCTATCGCAACTGGAGAAAGAATAGAAAAAGCACAAGCTGAGCGGATAAGAAAGTATAAACAGGACAGACTACAGCAGGTTTCAGAGCCTGGGGCCAAATTCTATAAAAGACAATTAGATTCTCTTGATAAAACACGAAAAAAGCTTGACTCTACTCAAAAATCGTTCAGACAAAACAAAGAATTATTTGAAGAACTCAAAAAAGAGGCAGAATCTTGGGGATATACTGTACAAATTTCTAAAAATGGCAATGATAGTGTAAATCTGAAAAGAAAAGTAATTGCATTAGCAGACGAAAATCCAGCAGCACTAGCTCATGAATTGGGACATATAAAGCACGAATATCGACAAGGGGCACGACGAGGGATAGATAGAAACAAAGCTTTAGGTATTAATAACTTTGACCAGGCCTTTGATAAACATCCAGTAGGAAGATGGGAAGATGAAAGAGGGGCTACAATTGACGGCCTTGCCAGTATGAAAACAAAAAAGAGTGCCACAGAAAAAGATATTCAGGCAGCAGAAGATCACCTAGGAGATTCTTTTGAAACTTATTACCACAGCGGGCTTTCTAAGATTCCAGAAATGATAGCCAGAAGAACTGGCAAATGGTAAAATATGTAATACGAAGTCATGATAATACTACGACAGAGACAATTTGGGCTACTGGGAAATCTATTTAAGCCTAAGAAAGCCCCTAATCCTCTTCCAAAACCAGTAGTCTTAAGTCAAGAAGAGATTGATAAGACGGCCTCAGAATTACCAAAGGAATATACTAAGCTATTCAAACTTTACAAAGATATCATAATGCCTGATGAAAGAGAGTACTGTGGATTTTCGGTATTAGATATTAGAAGTATTGCTGAATATTGCAAAGACTATCAAACTAGAAGAGCAGAGGTGATTATCTTCCTTAATGGTGATCAGGGTATTGACTATGATCTAGACAATAAGACATGGATTAGTGGTGATAATTATAAAATGAATTGGCCTCAAGTTAAAAAATACTTACTAGAGTGTTGTGAAGATGACCTAAATATGTTTAAAGAAAACTGCTATGGAGATTTTTCTGAAGATGATATTAGGTACATAAAAAACATAATAGCAAAACTGAGGACTTTATAATATTTATTTCCTTATTTATGATATGAAATTGGATTTTATAAGTTTTGATATCCCTGAAGACAAGAAAATAGAAGTTATGTCTCTCCTAAGTTCTTCCTCCGACTCAATGGCTTCACAACACCTAAAACTTAAGATGGAGGGTGAGGCGAAAGAAATAGTGGAGGAGATAATAGAAACTAAAAAGAAAATTCTAGAATACCTGAAGAATGAGCTCTGAGACTACTAGTATAAAGGAAATTTCTAGAATGTCTGATGAGGAATTATATAACTTTTTTGATAACAGGTTTAAAGTAAAAATTAACGGACAAGCAATCCTTTCCAGTAAGGCAATACTACTTAATATAGGAATAACGGGATGTCCTCGTGTCTATGTAAGTAAAGATATATCTGACATAGTTTGGGGACGTCCGGGGTATGGAATAATAAAAAAGACAGGGAGAATATTTGTAGAGGTTGACGTTATAGACTCTTTACTTATAATTCCTAGGATGATACAAATAGTCTTCCCTAAAAAATTTATTGTAGCTGAATTTAATGACTTCGGATATTTTAAGGAACTAAGAATTGCGGAGCTAGATACAAAACGAACTTATCGATACTACAAATCTCGTGATGGACATTAGTATAGAGAAGTATATAAACATTGATGACATTATAGATATTATGTTAAAAGGAGTTGATAGTGAAGATTATCAACATCTGAAGAATAGATTTTACAGATTTCAGCCATCATTGTTTTATAATATTAGAGGCATACAAAATAGAAAGTCTAAGATATTAAAGAAGAATACTATCGGCCTTTTTAAAATTAGCTCATTACTTAGACGCCCAATTATTATTATATTTACTCCTGATATTTATATATACTTTAATTACAATCGAGACAATACATTATATTCCATTGACTATTCAACTGCAGGAAATGAATTTAATCTTCTATATTAAATGAAAATTAGAACTTTATTGAAATTATCTCCGGCTGAAATCTGTAAATTTTTTAAAGAACTCAGGGACAGCATGCTAGATACTTTTCTCTGTAATATAGAAGCCTCCAGAGTATATGTCGACCCTTCTTCAGAAACACGATACTTAGAAAAGAGATTGGTAAAGAAATCGGGATTGGTCTTTGTATATACTTGTAGAAAAATTTATTATCAATCCTCTATCCACATCGG